CCCCAACCGGGGTGCGGGCGATTTGCCGCCTGCTAAAGTGCAGACAGACAGACCGCCAATTGGAATCTTAGTTCCTTGAGCTGAGCATCCTGTTGGTCTCCTGAGGGAGGCGCATCGGAAACGGTGTATGGTTAAGAAGGGTTCACCGCCATAGTCACTTCTTGAAAACGTTACTCTTTTGTAACAAGAAGGGGAGAGGGGTACTATGGACTGTCTGCATTGAGCATTTACAGCGACTGCAACTTTCGTTGCCGAACGGTGGGTAGAGTGGGTCCCCTCGAAAGGGGGTGTACAATCTTACCTCTGGTCGTCCGGACCTTAGGGCCTACCGGCACATGCTGAGCATGTGTATAAATCCGATGAGGACAGAAGCGACCGGGGACGAGAGAACCCGAAGTAGTAGGGGCGCGAGCCTGATAAGGGGGCGGCCGTGCCGTCTGTCCAAGCGATACGCTTGGGCCCGTGACCTAGGTTGGGTTGCGCCATCCAAACCTCATCGGTCCAGAGATGGATATCTCGGATCACAACGAAGGGTTGTAATGGTAGCATCAGTTTCCAAACACTAGGAGGGTTCTGACAAAGGGGCCACGCTTTGTGGTTCCTGATGTCAGAGTACGATCTTTTTGGAAAATGTCCTCTCGGAAATTTTTCCTCTAGTACGAGTACTGGGGTTAGAATACCCCCTCCCTTCACGGGGAGCAGCTGGGACCTGGAACGGGGGCCCCCTTAAAAGGGCCTCACTCGGAACGAGGAGACTGGGATGGGTGGACGGGGCCTGAACCTAGTTTAGGATAACCTGGTGCCAACCATAAGGAGTCATAACCCACTCCGACCCTGTCAAGGGTGCCTGCGGCCCTCCATCCGGAGGAAACCGAAGTTCCAAAGTGGTTAGCGAATCATCATTATAATGAAACACTAATGAAACGCCTTGAATTAAAAACTCTTGGCGCCCACTTTGGATGGCAGACCACCGTAAAAGGTGGTCGCGCCCTGGGGGGAGCACTCGCGAGAGTGCTTCACCTCAGGGGTGGAGGAATGACTTCTCGATGGTACAATGCAGCCATGGGGTATGCTAAATTTGTGGTCCGGCTACAACGTCGGAGCGGGTGGCAATACGTTGTGGTGTATCTTAAGGCTTGCTCCGTCCTGTTGCAACAGGCGGCAGGAGGCCAGCGGATCACCAACACTCGCGACTTGAAGGCGGCTGTTTCTCGGACTCGCTCTGGGATTCCACGGGTGATACCGAGAGTAATGCGGATAGCGATAAGGTCCAGGGATACCTGGACAATCCGTCTCTGGCTAACTTTCTTCGGCCTCTATCGGGTGATAGAGATTCCGTCGATTGTGAAGATGGAGGCGGTAGTGAATCCGAGTACGCTTTCGGTAGGCGCCTTAGTGGATTGGATATCCTTCCTAAACGGCTTCATGCCCATCTTCTTTCGTGAAGTTGGGTATGGTAAGCTAGCCACCCTATGGTTGGCTCTGCGTCGAAGCTTCCGAAAGGATGTAGCATTAGACGGTGTAGGAGCGGAGGCATTATTGTCTTCGCTTCCGCAGAGGGGTCGAAACCTTTGCGACCAACTAATCGCGCAGTTCATACCTAAGGGGTGGGAAGGATTCCCTTGGGATCTAAAACCCCGTCTCCTGGCTCTCCTGAAATCGTCACCAAACACATCGGGGGTCCATCCAGCAATGGGTCTCTATTACGGGCGACCGTTAACTGAGGCTGAGCGTTTGAAGGTCGACGACCGAAAGGCCGTTGGCCAACTACGCTCTGGGACCTCCATCGGGGTCATCTTCACCGACTACCTTGCCTGGACTAATCCATACAAGGATGAAGTCTTGAAGATCAACAGCTGGATGTGGCCGCTCTTGCAAGAGTGGCTCAAGCTGGTGGGCGACACGGTGTTGAGCCGTCTCGCTGAACTCTCGGAGAAGGTGATAGATCAGGTACTTCCGGACCGTGGTAATAGGAGAGATCCTAATTACCCCGGTTTCGGTAGACTCCAGGGGCTCGGGAAACTAGGTTTCCTGCCTGAACCTGCGGGGAAGACCCGAATTATAGCTATGGTGGATGGTTGGACACAGATGGCCATGAAACCGGTTCATGATCTACTGTTCCATCTCTTGAGTAAAATCAAGCAGGATGGAACTTTCGATCAGATGGCGCCAGCTGTGAAGCTGGCTGAGCGAGGACATAAGATTTTCTTCTCTTATGACCTATCCTCGGCCACGGACCGTTTTCCTGTCCTACTGCAACAACCAGTTTTGGCTCTCCTATTGGGGCCGAAGCTAGCGAGTCTATGGGTGTCACTGCTTACGGATAGGACATTCATGGTGCCCCCCCGTGTAGACAAGAAGATTAAACCCTTCAAGTCTGAGGATTATATCCGGTACGGGGCTGGCCAGCCGCAGGGTGCGCTGACCTCGTGGGCAGCCTTCTCGCTTACCCACCATATTCTGGTCCAATACGCTGCATACAAGGCATACCATTCATGGAAGTGGTTTGAAGACTACGCCTTACTTGGGGACGATATCGTCATAGCTGACGTTAAAGTAGCCAACGAATATCTAGCCTTACTCCGAGTGATCGGAGTGGAGGTAGGTCTCGCGAAATCATTGATCTCGCGAAACGGCTCATTCGAGTTCGCTAAGCGAACTTGGGTGGCAGGGCAGGACGCATCAGCCATAAGTCTTCAGTCCATCGGTGCGGCGATAGTCGACACTGGTGTGCTGGAGCAGGTATTGGTTCGTGCTGATTCCACGTTATCCTTGGTGGAAGCACTAAGGGTAGCAGCTAAGGTCTGCGGTTATGGGTACAAGACTCTAGCACGGCTCCCCGCTGTGCTGGAGACGAAGTCCCGTCTTCAGGGCATGAGTATTCTGTTATCACGACCAGGAAGCCCATGGGCCATGGATGTAAATTCATGGCTCCTACAGGCACAGCCTGGGGTGGTGATGGACAATGCTCAAGAGGTTTCCGGAGTGATCCGGCAACCTCTCTGGATGCGACTGAAGGTTTCGCTCGTACGGGCCCTGGATGCTCACTTAGTGGGCATCGGCAAGGTCTCCATGGCAGACAGCTATGGGACTGGAGCCACTGTGATGGATCCAGGAAACTGGTACCGTAACACATGGGAATACTTTGTGTTAGGGTCCATCCTGAGGGTACACCGAGCGGAGCTGGACGCGATCCGGGAACGGGTTACGAAACTTCAGGACCCTACTTATGAGGACCTAAACAGTCTGTACGCCCGGATTGACGCGTTGAGGGAAGAGCTTTCCGCTCTACCCACGACTCCGAATATCATGGAACGGGTACCGTTGGTACTCGGTGGTAGAAAACGATCCTCAACCCTCCGGTTGTGGAGAGGCATCCGGCGTATAATACGTAAAGGACGAGCCGGTACGTAGGCCGCAAGGTGGATGGGATCCAACCTGAAGCTGGCGCCTACGGAATGGTGTAACCTTGGGTCTTGAGAGAGGCCCTTGGGGAAGTGTTTTACGTGTTTCGTAAGTCAAACGTACCAGAAAAGGCGTTGTAAGACGCTCCCGTAGTGATACGGGTGAGAGAAGGGGGGCAAGCTGAGTACCTATCAGTAGCCTTTTGTATTCCTACATAGGGCCAATGGAGATACGTCTTCCTGCGGCCCACAATCTAACTGAGCGTCCTGAGCGCAATCCGGTCCGATAACGTGGAAACACGGGG